GGTCAAGGCGACCAACTCCGCCCCAAAAAAGGGACGGAGCAATTTCAGAATTGTAATCATTAGACGGCGCTTGACCGAATGAAATTACAGGACCGGAAAAAGCAGTAATAGACATAACGTGTCTCCCTTTTCCAGATTACGACGTTGGGAACGAGCCGAAGATCGCGCGCCAGTTGTAGTAACCAAACGAGTAACGCTCATAGCCCTTAACAAGAAGGTTGTCAGTGACAAAATCGACTTGCATATCGGTTTCGAACTTTACACGTTCCATGTAGGCCAAGCCGTCAATGTTCGTGAGCAAGAACCAAGCGTATGCAGAGGTCAAGAAGTCGTTGACGATGTAACCTTCTGGGATACCACCAGCAGTGCTAAGGATCGCGTTGACGTCGTTGTCCGCAGTACCTGGACGCAGTTCCGTCTTCGTCAAACGAATAGCAACTGGTTCCAACTGTGGAGGAACAACCAACTTACGACCACGAGCAAACACCTTCAGACCAGCCTGATCGCGGAAGTTTGTACGGGTGCTGATCATGCCGTTAAGCAATGAGGCTTCGTTCAAATCCTGCTGAGTGGAGAAGGTATTCGAGACCGTGCCGCCATCAATTGGATGCGATGTGTTTACAAGAGAAACACCGTCGCCGCCAATAGCAGCATTGTAGGTCTGAGCCGTGTTAAACACGTTCGCGCCGTAGATTTCTTTGGTCTGTTGGAAAGATTCAATCAGGCCGAGGTTCGAAGGCATGAACTGGGTCTTGTAGAGGTTGTCGTCGATAGCCTTACGGGTGATCGCGTAACCGAGTGCGATTTCCGTATGCTCTTGGTTATAGACAAAACGCTCACCTGCGCCCGAATCAAATGCAGTCTGACCACCTTCGGTCTTTAACTGCGCGAGGCCGAGGTAACGCATTTCTGCGGTACGTTCGAGGGCCATTTTTGAATCGTGCTTCGTGAACAATTTATCGTATTGAGATGGGATCATCTCATACTTGCCTTCAACCCCACGGAGGCCGGGGAGGAGAAGGTCTTTGATCTGACTTAGATTAACAGCCATAACACCTTACTCCTTAGCTGATGCCAGTTGGGCCAGCGCCGTTGCTGCGGAAGATTTCGTTATTGAAGCCGACGATCACATTGCAATACTGCGTTGTGGGGTCGCCGCCATTTCCGAAACCAACTTGGTAGTCAACGATGATGAATGGAAAAGTAACAGTTGTGCCAACGGACGAAAGATATGCACCTGAACGACCTGTTGAGGTGTTACCCGTACCAATGGAAAACTGGGCATACTGGCCTTGAACACCAGAAGTTTGGCTAGTCAGCGTGCCAGTGATTGGGAATGCAGTCGTGCTAGTTTGAACGATGAAGCGCGATGCTGGATCATCAATGACGTAAGCAATTACGTCGCCCGTTGCATCCGAACCAGGCCAATAAGATGACCAGACGGTACGCTTCTGGGAGGTTGAAAGATACTGGCAACCAACAAAAATACCCGCAAGGGTAGTCGTGCCGGGGGCTGCTTGAGTAATGTAACCATTAGCCGTGCTAACAACTGGCATGACTGGATCGCCAGTGTAGATAGCAGTGCTATTGCTGCTTGCAATACGACGGGAGGACTGAGCGAACGTAGGAGCGCCGCCTGCACCACCCTGATACTGCAAGAAGCCAAAATACGCTTGCGTATTAGCCATAGCAGAGATTCCTGATGAAATGGAGGTTGCTATGCGCCTAGCACTGCAAACCTAGACAAATTTTAACCTGCCTCCCCAGGGGCAGGTGCAAGTCGTTGATCAATCTTCCGGGATCGGAACTGGCTCAAACGACTTTCTAACCGATGGACGAACATTGTCATGCTGACGAGTCATCGTTCCATCCGGTGTCTGGGCCAATTGCTGCTCTTTAGCACGCACTTGGTTCCTAGCACGACGCAATTCTATATCCTTTGCTTCTTTTGTCAATGACAAAGGACGTTCCATCAAAACCATGCCTTTACGCTCAATTGTTGCATAATTTCCAATAGGCATCATTTCTGGATGACGGTCTGCTGGTACTGGTTCCCAACCAGAACGGGCCAACTGGACTTGGTAAGCAGGGTCTTCTTTGCCTAACAAGGTATGACGTTTCCATTCATATGACCAACCATCTGGGATGCTCTTTGGATCAACAAAAAACTCGTCAATACCGTCATCCAAGGTGCCACGATTTTCACGGATTTCCGTTGCACGGGCTTCTGCACGAGCGCGAGCGTCTTCTGGACGCATTTTTTCACGCATTGGCTTACGACCAGATTTTTCCACTGGATACTTGCTTTCTTCACTCATTGTATTTTCCCTTCACGCTTTAGTGAAACCATGTTTTTGGCATATTCCTCTGGGGTCATACCCATCATGGATGCCATTTCTCTTTGTTCTGATGATAATCTAACCACGTTTGGCTTTCCTGATGTTGCGGAAGCCATGCGGGTAGATGGAGCAGGAGATGGGGCCGATGTGCGCTTTTGCACGGGTGCCGCAGCCAAAGAAACAACGCCGTCATCTGTTTCCTGATTCAATGCATTTATTCCTAGACGCATTTCTACGTGTTGAAAGTAAGCATCACTGTCTGGAACGTGTCCTTCGCCCATTGCGTGGTTATGAGCGCGAACCATTGCCTCATATTTTGACGGATCACGGGCAAAATCAGGGTTATTTCTAATCCAATTGGCCGATCGGGGCGTCAAACGGGTTGCCATAGCCTCAACTGGGTCACTTTGTGGCGGCGCAACAGGTTGAACAGGCTGTTTTAACCTGTTTTGCATTGCGATTTTGCCATTTTCAAGCGTAGTTAACTTGTTGGCATTCAATGCAATGGCTTCTTGGAAATCAGCAGCCTTACGATAGTCACCCGCAGCCATTGCTTCGGCGTAACCATTTTTAAGGATGTCAGAATCCCGCTTGGACTTATCTATTGCACTAACAATTAGGTTGTAATCGCCGTCTTGTACGTTTTTCTGTGCTTCTTGAACCTGTTTTTGAGCCTCATAAGCCCTTTGATCAGCCTCCGCACGAGCCTTGCGTTCACTTTCTAACTGCTTTTTTAACTGATTTATGCCCTCTTCAGGCGTAATTTCATCATTTGCTACCGTTTTTTCTATTTTTACGGGTGCATCTTCTTCTGCTGGAGCCACTTCAATTTTTGGCTCAAGTTCAAGTTCTTCTTGAACTGCTGTGGAATCGGTCATTTGCTGTCCTTTCACCAAACTGCGTCAGGAAATTTTGCCCGTCCACGGATGTCAATGTCATCAATCATGCGGCACGGCACGCCGTGAACATTAATTGACCAACCATCGGTGACACGGAAAAATACCCAGTCGCCCACTTCAACTTTAAGTCCCTTAAACCAACGATTATCAGGGTCTTCAAAAGCCTCTGGGCCTTTTTTGATTACCAAACCAACTTTGCCTTGATGCTTATCTTCGTCACGGGTCTGGCCTGGCAACATAATGCCACTGGCTGTTTTTTCTGGACGTACATAGGTAGCAATCAAAAGTTGATTATTAAAAACTTCAATATCGTCTACGTTTCCCAACTCGTCATGCAATGTTTTTGCAGGATCAATGACGTGGGACATTCTCATATAAGGCATTATCTCTTCCTTTCTCCGCCGGAAATAACTGTTTCGGCTTCTTCCATAAGGTCCAGACACTTACGCAATCCCACAATGATGCCTGTGTGATGTTTGTAATCAGCAATGTCATGAAGAAGCCCGTTGCAAATAAATTGCATTTCCTCACCGATTGTTTCTTCAATCAGTTGAGCGAGTACACGGGCGTATCGGTCTGCATATGTCTGTGCCATAGGCAGTTTATTACACAAATGGACTATAAACTGTTTGCGATGAATGTAATTTCCCAGCAAAATAGATTTGCAATGATTGCAACAAAGATTATTACAAACAAAAAAAGACCGGAGCAATTAAGCCCCGGCCAGTTAGCCATCGGGAGGTGATGGAACTTATTTCATGCGCTTCTGCGGTTCGCCGTATGCTTTGATCTTCTCAAGACGGCCAAGACCGCCACCAGCAGCATTATCAATAACGTGTTGCGTCTTAGCCATTGCGCGACCACCCGTATTTCGCATCATGGGCTGCTGTGCGCCAATCATATTACCAATACCAGCCATGTTGGCTTGAGGGTTTGTTCTCATGTTAGCCAAGGCTTGTAATTGTTGGGGCGACATTCCACCGCCAGCAATGTTTGGCGCGGCTTGGTTTTGCATGGCGTTTTTAATTGCCAATGCTACTTGTGGGTCAATTGCTCCACCGAGAGGGTTGCCCATTGGATTGGCATTGGGGGCCATCATAGCGCCACCAATATCTTTACCTGTGCGGCCACCTGCGTTCCGCATCATTGGAGGCATACCACCCATCGGAGGTGCGCCCATAGGTCCACCCATTGGAGGAGCGCCCATCGGAGGTGCGCCCATTGGAGGTGCGCCTAGTGGCGGACCCATTGGAGGTGCCATTGGAGGCATTGGAGGACGTGGTGGTGGCATCATTGCGCCGCCCATTGGCCCCATATCGCTTGG